TCGACTGTTGGCGGATTATTGTGACTAAATTCATCTTCGTCTGTATCTGGTTTTTGTTCTGGTGATCCTTTTAATCTTTGCTGTTCTGGTGATCCTTTTAATCTTTGCTGTTCTGGTGATCCTTTTAATCTTTGCTGTTCTGGTGATCCTGTTGGTTTTTGTTCTGGTGGTCCTTTTAATCTTTGCTGTTCTGGTGATTCTGTTGGTTTTTGTGGTGATCCTGTTGGCTTTTGTGGAGTTGCTTCTGGTGATCCTGTTGGTTTTTGTGGTGATCCTGTGGGTTTTTGTGGAGTTGCTTCTGGTGATCCTGTTGGTTTTTGTGGTGATCCTGTGGGTTTTTGAGGAGTTGCTTCTGGTGATGGTTGCGGCATTTGATCAATTTTAAACTTACCGCTTTCTATGCCGATTTTAAAGATATCTGCCAGTTTATTTTTTAAATTATTAGCTTGTTTATCGATTATGTTCATAATCCTTAGTTTTGAAATATTGGCAGGTAAATCTTCTTCGTTAATTGTTTGTTCTAAATTTTCACAAATTTCTTGAAAATATTTATATTCATTAAGAGAAAATTTATAGTGACGGATTGATTCGACTGTTTGACCCAATCCTCCCAGTTTATTTGTCCACACATAAGGATTTTTTTCGTTTTCTCTTCCATGCCAAAGATTAGCAAGAGTATTTTTAAATCTATCCCACAAACTGCGCTGAGAAGAAGATCCAGAGATTAATTCTCTTTTTAAATCATTGACCCATAGATCAACAGCTTTGTTAATTGCGTTAATAATGTCAGAGTTTGGTGCAACATCTTCTTTGATTAATTTTTTGTTAAAACTTCTCAGCTTAGACATATAAAATTCTCCTAAAATTATATAGTCTAAATGTCAAGATTGTTCGCTAATATATTCGCCTATTTTCTTTAAAGACATAAGGCAAGAATCAAATCTGTGAAAATCACTGGAAATATACTCTAGAGCTATTTCGTCAAATTTATCTGTGGCAACATCATCTACTTCAAAATAAATTGCTTTGCCACGCTTGCCAATTACTTTATATTTATGCATTAAAATATATGCAGCGGCACCAAGATCAGTGACAAATCTGAAATTTTGTTTTGAATCAAATGGATATTCACCAATTTTTTTCAAACTCATAATACACGCATCAAATCGATGAAATTCACTAGACAAATAGTCTAATGTTAACTGATCAAATTGTGATGGCGTGTATTTTGGCCCAACAAGAAAATAAATTTCTTTCCCTTTTCTTCCAATAACTTTCAAATCATGCATAAGGATATAGGCCGCTGCACCTAAATCACTGACGCTTTTCTGATTGACCTTCATTCTTTACCTTTCAATTATTCGCTTATATTCTATACAAATCAAATATCAGCCGTTTAAAACTTTTAGCGGTTTAGACATTTTAATTTCCTGTCAGTTAACTTGCTGACTCTGCTGCAATTAAACATCCTCTGCTAACAGAAAATAACGGATCAGATGGTTTAATTATTTCTCCCATTTTAATCGGCAATTCTGTTGCGTTCACAACTTCCTTAAATATTTCTGTAAATCCGTTTGGTGAACTTGTTCCTCCTGCGATAACAACATCAACTGGAGCGTCTGTTCTAACAGTTTTGCTGATATCTGAAAATCCTCTTTTAATTTCTGCAACAGTGTGTTCAATCATAATTCTATATTGCGCTTGAATAGCACGCTCGATAAGATTGGTGGGCTGTTTCATAAGATCTATTTTTGTTTTTTCTTTGTTGATGAAAGAAATGCTTTCGCCTGTAGCCTTGGCGGCTTGGCGATCAATCCAGTCTCCTGAATTAACAATTGCGAAGCTAAAAACAGGATTGCCGTACATTGCATAGCAAATGTTTACCATTCCGGCTCCGCAAGATATTCCAATTCCCGTAAAAGCTTTCTTGCCTAATTCTGCGTAAACCAAAGCTAGTGCTTCATTGATTGGGTGAGCATCTACAGTGTAGCCTGTCTCATTCTTATAGGCTTTGAAAATTGCTGCCAGAATTCTTTGGTGATAATTGGCATCTGTTTCTTGATTTATTGCATTTGCTGGAACGCAATAATAAAGTGTTTCACCATCTTTTTTGACGCCTTCGATTAAATTATGCATCATGATTGACATGATTTGAAATGCATCTTTTTCTTTTGGATTAACGCATCCATAAATCATTGGTCGCTTTAATTCTAATGCGCTCATTGTGTATGTCATGTTAACTGCCGCTTCGCCCAAAGCATAAGCGGTTTTGCCACGTTCTATCAAAGGCACACCAGACCTTTTCATCATATCAAACACAAATCTGTTTTCTAAAGGCATTTCAAGAAAAGCATTTATCTCACGACGATAAACAAAATTTCCTTCAGTGTCACGCTGACAGCAAACTAAATTATATGTGCCACAATCAAAACCGATTCTTCCCATTTTATTTCTCCTTTTAAGTGTGACCAGCGATATATTGCTGGTGTAATTTATTCCCGTTTTCCAAAATCAACTTTGGGGCCTGTGAAAAAATCAGGTATTTCCCACATTGGTTCTTTTTCTTGTTTATTTTTGATAACATTGTTATCAGCTTGAATTGGTGATCCAGATATTTTCAGGTTATCACTATTCAAATTTATAGTTAGCTCAAGTGATATGGTCACTTGAACTTCACCATCCTGTGTGACAACTTTTACTGTATTTGGCTTTAAAAGGTTTGCCAAATTTCCTCCGATAAGTGCTACTATTTACTATAGTTATGTGTTGTCAGATAAAACATCTAAAGAAAATTTAGGTTTCCAAGGCCAACGAGAAAACATTTTTCTTAATCCTGTTTCAAGCATTTCTTTGCTTATTTCAGTCAGGCAAGGTTTTATTTCTTTTTTTGTTTTGCAGCAAGAATTATAGTCATAACATGGGCCACAATCCCAATCACCATTTTCAAAATGTTTTTGCACCAGCACAAAATCATAGTATTTCCCATATGTTTTGCCGTTTGCAAAAGTAAATATTCCCAACAAAGGTTTTTTTAAACCACCAGCCAAATGAAATGTAGAAGTGTCAACAGAAACGACATAATCAGCTAAAGATGTGTAATAAATCCAGTCTTCCAAAGAAGTTTGATATATCCCTTTTATTCCAAGTTTTTTAAAATCATTATTTTCTTTTTTGTCTATCACAATAACATTACAGTCAGACAAATAATCGATAATTATTTTGATTTGATTTGGCAACAAAGATTTGGTTGACACAGCAGATTTTGCAGCCAATATGACTATTGGCCTGTTGGGTTTTTCTATAATTTTTTCGATTTTATTTTTATAAATTATATTTTTTTTTGCACATAAATTAAATTTCATGTCGTGATCTTTTAATTCAAAACCACACATGTGTGACCAAATGTCTGCTCTAAATTCTTTGCAGTTTTTTCCAAGTTTTGTTTCATAAATGTTTGGAGTTTTAACACATGTTTTGTATGAAACAAAAAAATCATTTTTATCATATGTTTCAGGTGAATATATTTTGTGAACACAAGTGTGATCGGCAACAGCTTGCATATAATTGTGGTTGCATGAAAAATGTATTTCAATATCTGGAATTAAATTTTTAACTTCGTGAAACAACATGCGATGCATAATAACATCGCCAAGACCTCCAAATTCTGAAATAAATAATATTTTATTTCTTTTTTGGTTGAATTCCTTGAGTGACATTGCCCCTATTCTCATTTTTTTAAAGAGTTAGTTGGGCAGTAAAATATAATCTTTATTGAAAATTTCCCCATGTTGATCAACAACGGGTATTTCTTTGGCTGGTAAAGAATCAAAAAGAGGTTCTTCTAACATAGATTCTGGAATTATTTTATACATTGGTTGTTGACGCAAATCACTGAATAAATCAGCAAATTTCTTCAAAAATTGTGCATTACTGATTTTTTTATTTGCCAAGGCATAAGCATATGCTTTTTTAAATCTTATTGGAAATTCTGTTCTGGTAGAAAAATTTGCAGCATTAACAGAACATATTACCAGAAGTTGATCGTAAGCCTTATCGTCTTCTCCATATTTCATTTCACCATCTTTTTCAAAAAAATCAAAAAATGGTGTTTGTTTTTCGCTGCATTTTGTTGGGAATTCTGCTAAACCTGTTTTTATATTTTTTAAAAGTTTAGCGCCACCTTCAAATCCTTCATTAATTGCTCCTTCCGCATGACATGTGTCAACCAGAACAATTAATCTTTTTACCTTTTTACCTTTTTTAATACTTTCTAAAACTTTACTAAATTTAAGATCGCCTCCAGCAGCTGTCATGCTGAAATATTTTCCTTCGCCTCCACCATGACTGTTAAAATAAAGCAGCAATGTTCCATCATTGTCAATTTTTTTAGAAATATTGGTTATTTTTTCATAAATTTCTTTTGATGATTTGTTGTGGAATGCTTCAACTTGAAAACCAAGATTTCCATCTTTAAAAACACTTTGCATCATATCAATGCTTTCTTTTCTTCCTTCTTCATTTGTCATTGTGAAAAGAAATGCATAATTATTTTCTTTGTTGTAAATGTCATAAGGCAGTGTTACAATTATTTTTTCTTGTTTTTTTGATAATGTTTTTTCTTCTTGCTTTGATACAAAACAAGTGATGCCGATTAAGGCAATTAAAAATGAAAAAGCTACAAAAAAATTTCTTTTCATATTTTTTTGCCGCCGATTTTTAGTCGGCGGACTTGTAATTTTATGATTAAATCAGCTTAGGCAAACACTTTTAACTGAAACAATAACTTGAACTGTTTGATCGTTGCCACTTGAATTATCGAATTCAAGTTTTGTTACTGCCAAGTCTCCATAATTGAAAACTTGAGTATCACCTGCTTTAAGATCAAAAATTGCGCCAGCCATGCCGTTCAATTTAACACGAATGTCACCACCAGAAGGATCTACTGATGAAATCTGTACGAAATTTGCAGGCGAACCAGTATCACCAACAATATCAGCAACATTGTCGGCAAATGCATCGCCATCATTAACAGAAAAATTGTAAACATTTGGATAATTGTTTTCTTCTTCAATTTCACTGTAAATTGAGCCATCATCAGTAATAACTTCAATGAAAGCCTGATCAAGAGCAATATTAGGATATGCGAACTTTTTCCAATAATTACAATCTGTGAATGTTTCTCCGTCAAATAATTTGCGATAAATTTTCTTTGGTCCAGTCACATAAACTGTACGCTGAACCGAAGTGTCAAATTTAAGTCTTGTTATTGGATTGATGTCTAAAACACCTTGCTGGGAATTGTTTAGCTTAACTCTGAATACACTCATTTTTCTCCTTGGAGTTTTTGAGAACGATCCCCTACCTCAAATATATTTATGCGTGTTGCGATATTTTTAATATTTCAGCATCTGGAAACATATTTTTAAATAAATTTTCACCAACACCAGTGGGAATTAATGTTACTTTTTTGCCTTTTGCCGCCTGATCATATAAAAGTTCGTTTTCCACACCTATTATCCAATCAAAAGATTCAGGAGGTTTGTTTATTTGAATATCTATGTGAAATTTTTCAACATGTTCTGTTATTTTTTGCAACTGATATGATGTTAATTGTTTGGTGGGTTGATTTGATTGCGTCAACAACACACAACTGCCCGGAACAGAATATTTTGAATTTTGATTTGCAATTTTTGAGAAATATATTTCTGATTCATTCATGAAATCTTCTACAGGATGCGTCTGCTGATTGTTGCATATTTCTCTGATATAAGCAAATTGATTTTTATTTTCTATAACTTTTGATTTTTGTACAATTCTTTCTTGACCATTCAGAAGATACATATGTTCATCACGGCAAGAAATAAATATTTTAATTTCAGGAAATGATGCTTCCATATAAGGCCTTAGAAAGCACATTTGCAAAAGATATTCTTTGTTGTGACCCCAATGGGCTAAACAGTAATAATCTTTTATTGTTGCATATTCAGGGAGCGATATCATGAGCGAAAAACCTCAGGATCAAATTTCTTCAGGTGTAGAAGCCTTAATGGCTTTTGTAAAAAATTTTGGTTCTAATGATGAATATACTAAGTTAATCATGGAAATTGTTTTAGAAGAATTATTTGACACACAAAATAATCATAGTCAGCAAGGTTAAATTATGGCAAGTTTATCAAAAAATGTTTATATTTATTTGACAAGAAGAGACAAAACCAGCGTTCGTATTCTGGCCAAATTTATTGGACAAGAAATATTGGCTCAAAGATTAACAAGTTTAGAATTTTTAAACATTCCAATATCATTAAAATCAGAAATTGAACAGAAAATTTATGACGACAGAATGATGTGGGAGCCTTGGGTAGATTCGTATAATGTTTTTGAAGAACTTCGGGCTGCTTTAAAAATAAGAGGATATTCCAATATACCTTTAAGTGATCAGCCCGAAATCACAGCAACAACGGCTTCTGCATACGCAATAAATACAAAAAATTTAATACAAAAAAAAACAATGCTGAGAAAAAATTAATCTGCACATTTCAAATGCATTCTGTGAATCATAAAAGAACCACTGTCCACTGAAACGTACATATAGTGGCCATTTTCTTCTGTTATAGTGCCACCATTTTTCTTGAAATCTTTGGCTACTTCAATGATTTCACCTTCTTGCGTTTCAATTCTTGATACAAGTTTTTTCAAGTGTATTTTTGATTCCACTTGAACACCAACCATGCTTTTGTTGTTAGCGTCTTGCTGATTAGATATCCATTTCTTAAAATCACTCAAATTGAATGGTCCGAAAGGATCATCGTTTGTTTTACTCCATTTATTCATTTTTCACCAACCTTGTTGAAAAAAGGAAGGACATCTTCCTCTTTTATATATGGTGCATATTCATATATTTCTCCGCTTGAATGATCGCAAATTTTTGTTTCAAAATAAGGATGATTTTTCAACCAATAAAAACAACCATCAATAATTCCATGAGCCATGTTTTGTTGTTCATATTGATGCAAATTATTGTGCAATTTTACAGATCCTGCACGTTCATCCGAAAAACTATCATCACAACAAAAAAGCATTATTTTTTCAGCACCAAATCTGTACGCCAAATTTATAGCAGCACAAATAGGATTTCTATAATCATCAATTTGCCACTTTGTTTCTTTAAATCCAATGCCGGAATAACTGCTTTCATTGGTGGAATAATATTTAAATTTAGACCCACGATATGCTGATAAAAATTTATAATTTGTTCTGGAAGAAGCAATACATTTGGGCATTATTCTCATTCTTCTTGGCAAATATCTAACACACTCTTCATATGGATTGTTGGCCACATACCAATTTATATTTCTTGAAGCAACATTCCATTTTGATAATGCTCCATTTACTCCAATTATGGTCACATCCTTTGGAATATTTTCAAGAATTTTATGTTTTCTTTCAAAATCATAACCATCTGAAACAATTAAAACATCTGTCATCTGTATTTCTTCTGAATCAATCCAAGTATATTTTTCCAATGAATTTTTTGTTTCATTTTGCAAAAACAAAAAATAATCTTTTTTTTCTATTGTTTTATTAATGTCGCAAAATGGAACTTGATCAATTGTAAAATTTCTGACCCACATATTGTTTTTAGTTAAACAATATTGGTTGCCATCTGGTGTTTTTTTTAATCTCATAAATTAATATAGTTTTCAAGCAGGCTTATTACATGGGACTAATGCAAAACATGGTTGATCACCATTTTCTCCTGTTAATTTTGTGAAGTCTAAATTTATTTTCACATCAATTGGCGCACCACGATAAACCATTTCTATTTCAGGTTTTTCTGGCAACACAAGTTTTATCTCACTCGGCGCACCAACAAGTTCAATAGAGGAAGGAATGCCGACAACTTGAATTTTATCAGGAATTCCACTAGCATCAATTTTTATTGATGGCATAAAACTCGGCATTTCAAGCTTTATTGAACTCGGCAACCCAGATGTGTCAAATCTTATTGTTGAAGGCAAATTACTGGAAATCAACTCAATAGTTGATGGCACACCAGCAGCGTTTATTTTTATTTCTGTTGGTATTGGCGTTTCTGGTCCCAAAATTTTAATATCAGGAATTTTTATTTTTTCTATCCTGATCATTGTGGGAATGTCATGTATTATTTTCACATCTGGTATTTCTGGCACCTTTATTATAATTTCTGAAGGTATGCCAATATCTTGCGATTGAATTTCAACATTTTCAAACGGCGAATAAATACTCTCTGAATTGAAAAAATCTGTAGGAGCAGAAAACTTAGGAGTAGTACTTGGCGCAGTTGGACATTGAACGGTAACAACACAACTGACAGTTGGAGGCGTACCAAACTGAACCAATGGAAATGATACAGGTCCAAAACCAACAGGCCCAAGAGTTACTGGCCCAAAAGTAATTGTTGCTGGTATATTGGGATTGTTTGAGAATTTAATTGTGTTGGGTATTGCTGGTGTTGGACCAGTAATATTAATCGTTCTTGGTATAATAGGGCCAGTAACTACGAGCGGAATGGTGTTGGGCAATGGATTGGCTCCGAATCCAATAACTGTTGGTATATTTGGAGCACCAAGGAATGTAATCACATTTGGAAATGTCGGCGCTGGTCCGAAGAAAATTGCATTTGGAAATGTCGGAGCCGGTCCAAAGTTAATTGCATTTGGTATAGGTGGCAAAGGACCAAATGTAATCGGTGGAATAGGTGGCACATTCACATTAATGTCTGGAATAGTCGGCATATTCACGCCAATATCTGGAATAGTCGGCATATTCACTTTAATGTCTGGAATATTTGGCGGAGGTCCAAATTTAATGTCTGGAATAGGTGGTGGTGGTGCGAATTTAATATCTGGAAATTCCGGCACGTCTATTCCTATTTTTGGAAATTCCGGCACGTTTATCTCTATTTTTGGAAATTCCGGCACGTTTATCTCTATTTTTGGGAATGTTATGCTGGGAAAAGAAAAACTGGGTATTGAAAAACTGGGCATTGAAAAGCTGGGAATACTAATTGGCGGAATACTAATTGGCGGAAAATTAAAGTTTGGAACATCAAACTTGACATTCGGAAATGTAATGGTTGGAACATCAAACTTAACATTCGGAAATGTAATGTTTGGAACATTAAATTTAATGTCAGGAAAAGTTATGCTCGGAATATCAAACTTGACATTTGGAAATGTAATGCTTGGAACATCAAACTTGACAGTGGGAAATGTAATGTTTGGAACATCAAATTTAATGTTGGGAAAATTAATGTTTGGAACATCAAATTTAATGTTGGGAAAATTAATTTCTGGAACAACAATTGAGATAGTAGGTGGAATATTTGGAATTGGTGTAAAGCTAACAATACTTGGAAAACTTGTGCTTGGAAAACCGGTGATCGTGCTAGGTATGTTTATTTCTGGTATAAAAATTGTACTTGGTATTGAAAAACTAGGAATAACAAAACTAACTACAGGTGGAATATTTGGAAATGGTGTAAAACTAACAAGACTAGGAAAGCTTGGTAATGGTGTAAAGCTAACAAGACTAGGAATTGTTATGTTAGGAGTTATGCTTATTATAGATGGAATGTTAATTGGCCCAATAGGCCCAATATCCAAACAAGGAAACACAATAGGTGGTATTTGTGGCGTTAACGATGGTATTGGAATATTTGGGAAAATTACAGGAGGTATGCTTGGCAAAGTTGGAATTGGAATCTCAAGACCAGTTGTTGTTGCTTGAGGAGTAGGCTCAGTGACTACATCTCTTTTTATTGGTGTTTGAATCACTGTGCATTTGCTGTTTGATAAGCTCAAAACAGGATCAACTGTTGAATTCAAAGAATATCGATGTGTTCCACTAGTCGTTGTTGTTGTGTATTCGCCGTCTCCAAAATCTAATCTGAAACTTGTGAAAACACCTGTTATTGTTAATGTGTATTGAGCCAATATGCCTGTTACTGAATTATTTTCTATAATATAAAAATCAAAAACCACATCAGGACATGAAAAATCATCAAATATAACATCAAGTTGCTGAAGGTTTCTGATTCTCCAGTCAAGAGTTTCTTTGTCTTCTGTGTTGTTTGATCCAATAAATTTTTCTGTTTTTATAATAGCTTGCATCAATTGATTGTGATGTTCTGCAATTACAAATCCTCTTACTTCAGCGCCTGCTGAATTCTTTTTTGTGTGAATTCCGCCTAAATTACGAGTGCATCGTTTGAATTTATTTATTTTTCCATTACTGTCTTTTTCTACAGAACTATAATAAAAAAGTTCTCCTTCTATATTTGCATATCCATTTTCAGCCCATATTTCATCTGCATTTTCCGCAACAGGCTTGATGGAAATTTCCTCTGACCAAGGCAGATTTTCCTCCGTAGTGATTGTTTCTGATGTGTTATGCACCATAAACAATGTTTCATCACTGTCGTAATTTTTAGGATAAATAGGTATAGGCGGAAAATAGTTTGCCACTTTATGTTTTTTCCTCGTTAAAGATAACTTATTTAGAACTCTTGAATCAATAAAAAAACAGACTAAAGTCTATTGTGACAAAGATATTAAAAAACAATCATGTTCCATTGATCGCCACTTGGTCTGCTTGTAACGCTTGAAAATGTAACATCAAGTTCATTAAATTTTATAAAAGCTTTGTCACTATAGTCAAAGCTCAAATAGGCAATTTTATCATTATCTGAAGCACATAATAGTGTTTGGCTCTCGTTGTCAAAACCTTGCACTGTTGTGTCTTGCAAAGATCTGAAAGCAGGTGAATTCACGCCTGTTCCACCAGATCCCCACACACCAGTTAGTGTGTTATATGCCGCCACAGAACCAGAATTGCTGAAGAAATATATTCCTTGACTCAACGAAACAAGTTGTCCTTCAATTTTAGATGGCCCACCCATATCTGCAAGTTTGCGAATGTCAATAAAAGGTTCTGCTGTATTGCCACTGGTTTTATAAAAACTTTTAATTCTGAAAAATGTTCCTGTGCCTTGATTTCTTAAAAAATAACCCGCATCACCAGACCAAGTGCTTCTGTAAACACTCATATGACCCTGAACAGGAAGCCCACCACTATATGTAACTTCATTTTCCATCAATTCATCTGCTCCGTTTTTATAATTTGTCGGTACAAAAGAATTTGATGGATTTATTGCTGTTAGATTAGACAAAGACACTTCATCTTTTGCTTGATTTGTTGGTGAAGTTTCTGCTGGAATTGTTCCAACAACTCCTCCTAATATAAAATAAATCTTTTTAGATGATGCTAAACCAATCCAATTCCAAGGTCTTTGAATATCAATTAAATTTTTTGTAAATCCAGAAGTGTAAATTTGTGTGAAACCATTGAATTCTGCTGATAAAATCTTTTCTGTAAGTGCTGAAACTCCAACACCTCTTCCGCTGGCCCAATAAAGCAAACCTGTGCCGCCATTTCCAGAACTTGATGTGGTTCTTTGAGCAAAACCTACATTTCTGTTAAACTCTTTAACTTGTTGTGTTGAATTCGCAACAGGATTTAAAACAGTATTCACTAAAAAACTATCATCAACATTAAGACTCAATGGCGCTAGAGTTGTTTTGAAAACTTCGCTTAGCATGCCAAATTCACTTACTCTTGCTTCTGTTTTATTTTGATTGTAAATCCATAACCACAAATTAACTTTTTCCACAATGTCAAAAGCATCTTCATAAGAAGTTATTCTGTATGCGCCAAACTCAGTGTCACAACGCAAAATCATGTCATAATATCCACCAACACCAAACACGGCTCTTGTTGTGCTTGAGTTTCCATGATTTAAATCATCTGACAATGACCAAGTGTAACTTGTGATTGGATCAATGATTTCACCATCAATAATCTTTTCACCGCCATATGTTATTCCCGGAGTGTTTGGATTTACACCTGAAGGAATGTACATGTCAATAATTGAATTTATAGTTGCTCTTAAAACAGGTGTTGTTGTGTAAGGCCCACCCGATGGAGTTCCGGGATTTAATATTTGATTGGTTCTTGATATAAATGTGACACATGCTTCGCTTGGGGCTGGAAATCTTGCAGAAATCAAATCGTCAAATGTAACACTATCAGAGCCAAAGTCATTTGTTACTGTTAATTTTACTGTATACAATCCGGGATTAGCATAAGTTTTGGTGAGTGTGTTTCCATCCAAGTCTTGCGCATAAACATTTGTTACTGTTGATGGAACAGCAGATGTCACTGAAACAGTTAATGGAGTCACAGAAACAATTTGAGTTGTAGATATTCCTGATATTACAGAAGAATAAGACACAACAGATGTGGTGGCGTCTCCAAAATCCCAAAGGAATTTAACTGATTGAGAATTACCATCGCTTCCAAGTCTGAAACTTTGATCTTTAAAAGTCACAGTTAAAGGTGCTAATCCTATTTTTTTGTCAACACTAAACCAAGCTTTGGGCTGTAAAACTATGCTTCTTAAATAATTTATTCTTTGCTCCATTGTTCCTTCAAGAGGACGATCTCCAATATCACCTTTTTTACCTGCAAATTCTTGCACAGCAATAACAGCATCTTTGATGTTGTTGTGATGCTGTGCCATTACATTCTGTGTTACATTTGTGATGTTTTTTGGTTTTATTGAATCTTCAAATTCAGAAAATAAAACCAGACCTTCAAATGTGTTTGGCGTTCTAGATGTGTATGAAAAACTTAATGCACGAAGCTCTGCATCGCTACATTGTTCTGTTAAAGTTATTATTCCCGTATTAGGAAATCGCAACATTGTTTCTTGATCAGCAATAACCGTGATTATTGTGTCGCCGGGATTATAGTCTTCTGCAAGACGTACTCTTAGACCATCTTTTACTAAATAAAGATTGTCATTACCATCAAAACTTACAGGATATCTCGTTGCCATTATTCCACCACAATTCTATCGCTAATAAAAACTCTTTGTAATTTTTGATTTTCAAATAAAATCAACAAAGATGGTTGATAAGATCCCGGTTTGTCATAAACATAATTTGCATAATGCACATTAGGATCAAATTGGCTAAGTGTGTTGTTTTCCAAAACTTGACCATTGTATTTTCCCAATCCATCAAATATCCAATATCTTTGTATTATATTTCCATCTGTTTGATCCATATAACTAAAATTTGTTGCAAGGTTCGGGTTCCCAAGTTTTGTTGCAGTTTGAAGAGAAATTCCAGATGTTGGATTGATGTAAAAAAATGGGGTTACTTGCGTTTGATCTATTGTGATATAATTTATTTTTTCTGAAATACCTTGCGCTCCTAAAGAACTTATAATATTCAATTTAACAGAGTAAACACCTTCTTTTTGATAAAAGTGCAATGGTGATTTTTCTACAGATGTTGTTCCATCTCCAAAATCCCATAAATATCTAATCAATGGCCCAGTGCTGAAATTTTGAAAACGAATTTTTGTTCCGGGCGGACCTTTAGTTGGATAAGCACGAAAAACTGCTCTTGGAGCTAAATATCGATTTTCTTGAGCTTTTAAAATACCATTAAGAGATGTTGACAATGGTAATTCTTGAACACCAACATTGTTTTCTATTTTTATTACTGCATCTTTTATTGAATTGTGATGTTCTGCAAAAACAGCATTGCTGACATAACTGTTGATAGGCCAAGAATTTTGTCTTGATCCTGCGAAACCTCTAATTAAATTGCGAAAAACACCTTGTGTTTTGCTGTCATAATAAATCATTTCTGATGCACCAGTTTGGCCTGCTGGTGGACCAACTCTTATAATACCATTTGGTGGGAAATGATCATTGTTTTCAACAATTAAAAAATAGCCAGAATAAGTCAAAGATTGAGAAAGTCTTGTTTCAGAGTTGTTTGTTGCTTCATATAATTGATAATTTGTATCAATTGCTTCTGGATACACAGACAGATTTCCCGTTGTGTATCCAGAATCGTATGAAGTTACTCTTGTTACGGCCATTAATTCTCCCTATTTTTTTCTTCTATTTTTTTTGCAACTTGATTTAATTTTTGCAACATCTCATTTTGTCTCATGTTAAGATTTTGTAATGTTTGCTTTTTGATGGGAACCTCATCAGGAAGTGCAACAATAGTTTCGATTAAATCTGTATCGATTGAGCTATTTGTCAACATTTTAAGATTGATTTTTTGAGTTAGCTTTTCATGCCAATATTCTTTTTGCGATTCGATATCATCAAAATTTCTCAGACATTCCATTTTTTCAATATTTTTGAATGTTTCCAAGAAGAATCTGCATTCTTCAAGCAAATACCTCCTTCTTTCTTCTAGTTGTTTTGTGCTGTCAATTAAAGCTTCTTTTTGACGAGCAGATTGTCTGGTTTTAACGCCACATTCTCTTGCGAATAAATCTTGAAAATTGTTGTCGGAAAATGTTGTTTTCTCCAATTCAATTTGGATTCTTTTGGCGTTTATATCTAGTAGTTCTATCTTGTCTTTTGTTTCTTCTAATTCTAATTCAATATTTTTTAAGCTTTCATGTCGTGTTTTAAGTTCCCTTAAACATTGCCACATTTTTGATTGCAATGTGGGTTCTTTGCCAATAAGAAAATATTTTAACTGAAAATAACTGTGTCTTTGAATCACTTCATTTTTCAATGCTTTTTCCATTTCAACAATCAAATTACTTTTAACAACTTCTTCGTTCATGCTGGGTCTCCTTAGCACATTTTACTTCCAAGAATAGCCTTGAACCTGCAACCATAATCAATTGCATTTGAAGCCCATTCGGCTTTTATCATTTCTAATTTTCCATCTTCTGAAAATTCACCAACTTCCTTGAAAGTTTTTTTATTGATACACAAGCCGTTTAATGTTGCCTCAATAAAATTATATTTGTTGTTGGCGATAGGAAAAAGTACATCTTTGTCATTAGTGATGTAAAAAGAAAATTTTTCATCTAATTTTGGTCGAACATTGCTGCCAGCAAAAATCATAAAAGCCCAATCTGATGGCGCATGACGCATTCCAACATTAATTAAAGATGTAATTGTATTTTTCCCTTTATAAATGGGACAATTTTTTTTCATTTCGGCAACATCTTCTTTTGTTGCACTCTCATCAACAACAGCAATGTATGGTAAATTTGGATAATGATTTTTTATCGATGAAGCTGTAGCACCCAACAAACTTAATGAATGATCTGGACAAATAATCAAAAAACTATGTTTAAGTTGTTTGGGCCTTAAATTATTCAAAATAGCTTTCTCCTGTTTTAAAAGAGAAAACTATTGAAATTTATTTAAAAAAAAAGATCAAGTTACGCTAATGTCAAAGTCTATCATGATGATGTCATTGCTGGTAATTGCTGCGTCTAAGTAAAAAGAACCGTTTAAATGATCTGGCACAAACCTGTTTGCAGTCCAACTTGTGACATTGTCATTTGGAACGTAAACAGAATAATATGAATTTATTCTCACACCATTGATGTAAACACGCAAACTTCCTTCTATGTAAGGAGTTGCCGGTCCATTAACTGTATAATTTAGATAATCACTTGTGACTGGTTCTATTTCATAATAATGACGATGAGCATATGCTAAAGAAAATTTAATTTCAGGTTTAATTGAATTTGGCGATTCAAATGTCCAACTAATTGAATCAGATTCAATTAAATTAAGCGTTCCAATAGTTCCATCACCAAAACTAATTGTTGTTGATGGTGCTGTATACACATCGATTTTTAAATCTGTTGCTTCGTTTTGAATAAGTGTTAATTTATCCCTTTCTGAACCAAGCATTCGCACAAAATCAACTGGATTTACTAAGCTTGGATATCCAAGGCTTTGAAAATAATTTAAATCAGGAGTTGAAAGTGTAATTGAACCATCAGTATGATTCGCTATATCGTGCAACGATGCATTTACAGCTTGTGTTTTTATCGCACCATTAAGATCAAGAGATTGATTTAATCTGTTGGCTAAACTTCCAGCCGATCCAGCGCAATCCTTTAAAATAGCAGATTGAATATCAACAGAAGAATTAATTAAATTGTCTCTGTCGGCCAATACTTTTAATGGAATATTATCATAAGTGTGATGATACGGTTCTGCACCTGTGAACTGAGGCACTGGAAGTGAATTCAAATCTGGCATGCTGCTCCTAATTAAATAAAACTCAATGTCCAATTCCAAATAATGCTCATATTATCTGTTTTGGTAAAATCTGGAAAAGTGACCATGGAATAAATATCACCTGTTCCCATTTGAAGAGCCATTTCGTTTAAAGTTTCACCTACTGCATCTGAATTTGTCAAAACAGATGTGAAAATGGCTTGTGATGGCACATTGGAATCAACTGATGAAATTACAGGCTTGCTGACTATCGGATTGCCGCAAAAAAGACCATTTCTGCTGGCATCAACATACTTCAGCGACCCCATTGATGTTCCGGCATTGCCAAACAACATTCGATTAATGTAATAATTGTAAGTGCCAGAAAATTTATTTGTAAGAGATGCTGCTAATGCATTTCTACCACGAGTTAAAACTGCATTCGGAAATTCAATAACTTCTAATTTCCCATCACTATGACAAATAGTCATTTTGACATCACCACAAGTTTTGATCGGACTTGTTTGCATTACAATTCTCCTTTTTCAGTCTTTCCATTTGAATACTGTATTGTATATGAGATTCCTTCGTTTTGTTTTATCATATCTACTGGCATATTTGATGATGAATCAGACAAACTCACAACAATATTTTCATTCGATGCTTCTGTGCCAGTTACTGTTGGACTTCCATTCCTGTTTATACTTTCAAAAGTATGTTCCGGCTTGCCTTTTTGTTGACCCATAATTGTAGCCCCCTTGCTTGTGTATTTGTAAATGTTTAAATTTACATTAGTTCCACCATTTGCTAATGTTCTCCAATAAACATCAGAACCATACAACTGGATAGTTGTGCTTCCAACCGGATCATTGCCGTTTATTTCAGCCATATAGTAATTTTCATCATCAATTTCAACAATAAAATTTTCTTTAAAACTATTGACTATTGGATCTCCATAAGGAAGAATTTGATTCACACCATTTTGTATCTGTAAATTTGTCTCATAATCAACACCTGTTATTTCCACATTCAAACCTCGATGAGTCATATAACCAATTTGTTCGTCAATAATTCGACGATTAACAATAAGATTGATTCCATTAACATCACCACTGCTGTAATTTGAAATATAAAATTGATCATCTGTTTCATCAACCAAACTTGTTATTTCATATTCCATCGAACCAATAACATGATAATGATTCGTTGTTCTTATCAAATTTACTATCGGCAAGTTAGCTGTATTAAGAACTGTTACCCTTGCACGATGCGTCACATCTAATTTTCCTGTAACACCTGTGGCTTCTGCAACAACGCCATTATAAATAGTATAAGACAATCCACTTGCAGACAAAGATGGCATGCTTGCATCATAAAGAAGAACTATTTTACCGTCTGGCTTAACATTCAGAATTGTATATTTTGTTGCACTGTAAGATGGAATTAAAATTTCCCAAGCTTGAACCGCTGTTCCTTGCTGAACATCAAACTGAGATTTAACATTTAAATCAGAGAAATTAATATTTTCATCACTAAAAATCACTAAATTGTCTTGCGCCACATCACATAAAGATCCATAATTAAAATTGTCTATTATTGGGTTTATAATTCTAAATGGAAAAGCACATGTGTTCAATGTGCCATTTGACAAAAACACATTGTTGCATTCATCTATTGGTTCAGTTGGCGAAGAATTAAATCTAACTATGTTATTTTCAACACCCCAAATAATATAAGAACCTTGATATAATCCATCTAATATCTGAATAATTGCACTGTGATCATTGTAAATTCCAATATTGGTAAGTGATGCCGTAGGACAATAAACAACAATATCAGAGTTGTATGCTGTCGCAGAAACTCCAGACGCCACCAAAGTAGCATCTGCTAAATCATCTCTGAACAAACACATGCTTGTTGGAAGATTGTTTAAATTGCTTCGCCTCATTGAACGATGAAAATACATTTGCGCTTCACCAGATAAAACAGCTTGATTGAAATTTATCTTCACCATAATTTCAATATTTTCAACCGGCGCTGATATAAATTCACTAAATCCACCATAAAAATTAGCACTATTCAAAATTGCGTGAAAAGGAGTGTTTTCACTTAAAATTTCATAAAATTCTTGAATTCTATCATTTGATAAATTTTCAATTTCAACATCTACTGTGTAACTGCTGCTCAAACCATTTGAACACGAATCAATAAAATTTTTGTCGATATCACATGGAGCTTTTGAATTACGGATGCTTCCGTTGTATTCTTCCATGTTGTAAATGTTTTCACTATAAGGAAATTCAGTTCTTATCTTTCCAAACACAAGAAAATCATGATAAGGATGCCTGTCTTTTATTATCAAATCAAACAAAACATCTTTCTCACTGATTCCATAAACATTCCAATTCTTTTTTGGATAATCTTGATTTTTTTCGTTTCTATTGTCTATCAAAGGCAAAAGACGAATATAATCATTTAAATTTTGTTCTGTCGAGTTTGGAACCAATTCATATTGATAAAGAACTTTAATTCTATCGCCAATATTTAAAGATATTGGAGCAACTGACAATGCGTCTCCTACCCAAGACATAACAGTGACGCCATTTGTTGTATTGAAATCAACATAATCAGATGTTAAAGATGTGTAAAAATTATCTGCTTCAAATCTAATTGATAATTCAAAATTATCCAGATCCAAAGGTTCAATTAAAGATTTTTCAAGAGAAAATTCAGTGGTTGTTCCGTCAAATACAAATGATTCAACCCATGTGTATTTTGAAATAACTTGCCATAATTTGTTGTATTCCAACAATTTCATTCCCGCTAAATTGAATGATTCTTTGAGTCCTTTTATTGTTCCCTTGCTTTTGAATACAGGTATTGCTCTTTTTATCTGACCACGCCACTTTGTTGGATCAGCAGATTTGAGTTTCAAATTAAAATAATTTGATAAATATGGCAATAAAGCTTCATGTAAAGCGTTTGAGTCTTGTAAGTCCACAATTTGATTGGTGAGATTTTCAAGTGTCACAAATCCTTGGGAAATAGCTGAATTAAATTTATTTATAACCTGTGGAGTTATGTCATCGTTGGAAATATAATTCTTGAACATTTCTGGAGTGTATCTTTCCAAAAGCGTTGGATATTTCTCAGGATCGGTGAAATGCGTTGGAATACTTGTTGTTACTTGAGTGTTGCCTGCAACACTAAATTTTATATGTGAAGAAAGACTTGTTCCTGCGATTAAGGGCGTCCATGTCCAGCAAATAAAATAATCGCCTTCTCTTGCGCCAACAGGTTTCCAAAAATATTCAAAATTTCCCACAACAGTTTTGTTGTTTTCCATAACTGGTGAGACAAAATTTGCAGAATTTTCTTGAGCCGTATACCAAATCCCGCTCGTTCCTGCCACATATGACAAATCAGATAAATCTACAGGAATGCTGAAAGAATTACTGTTAATGTATGTTATTTGGTATTCACCATCAATCGGTGGCGTGGAATTGCTGGCATAAATATAAACTGTATTGCCATTTGATAATCCATGAGCATTAGATGTAATTACTGTTGGATTAGCCTTGCTTATTCCAGTAATTTGATGACCAGTAAGCCAAGCTGGATTCAAAGCATTACCAACAATTTTAATCGGTGTGGATTGATTAAAATAAAAATTACTTGTTATAATCGCACTTTCAGCCTCTGCCCTGAATTTCTTAGCATTTTCAATGTTTTGTGATGTTGGATTGTCACAAGCAATCGCTTCAGCAGCCTCAGCAGCAGCAAGCTTTACAGGATTATATTTTTTTTCGATATACTCGCTGGTTTTATTACTGGAAAAATCTCTTTCAACAAAATAAATTGTTAAATTGTCAAACTTGTAAGGCATTGACAAAAAACAACCATTAGCATCAGGTGTTTGTAATCTAAAATAAATTACATCAGTAATACTTGGATTATTATCATAACTTACTGGCACTGCATTACTCATATGTGAATCCAATAGTTAAAATATCATATCTAATAATTTCATTAAATCTTGCGTTCACAATGTTTCCACCATTATTGGGGTCATCAGTTGTAAAAGTAATATCTATGCTGGAAATTTCTTTCAAATCACTCAAAGCTTTGGTTATATCAATGTCACGAAGCTGCTCTCCAAATTCCCAATTTGATACCGCAAAAAACTGATCCAACCTTCTTTGTATCTTTACTCTAAACTCTTCCTGAAATTTTCTGTACAACCTGTCCATCACAATATCAATCGTTATATCAACTGATAAAACTATTCCATTTCTAATGCAAACAAAATCTGTCATCATTTTTATATTATTGATGTATTGCTCTAAAGAAACCTTAAGTTCTGCTGATGCTTCTTGAAGATTATCCGTTCCGTTTCTTGCCAAAACGTAAAGATCAACAATGTTGCCAGCACAACCATGATTGCGAAGAACTGCTGTTGATTTGCCAATCTGACCTTGATATGGAGTTGAAAACTGATCAGTTAGTGTTTTATAATCAAGACCAGTCACAGCACGATTTTGCGCCCTTGTCCACGCTGGCAGCTTGTTCCTGATGTCATCAATCGTGTCCCCATCATAACCGTATTCACCCTTTGTGTAGTTTCTTAAACTAACAGGAATCCCATAAGGAATTCCCGGTATATTGATAATTGTTTGCTTTTCAATTGTTCCACTCACAATATTACCAACAGAACCACCACCACTACGATAAAAAACTCTAATTGCACTGCCTGCACTAGGTATCAATCCTGCTCTGTTATTACCAAATATAACAAATGCCGTATAAGTCGAATCATATTCAACACGATATTCTCTTCTTGGTTGAGAATCTGTGAAAAAATCAACTTGCTGCCATTTTACACCATCAACGTAAACCCTTATAGAATCAAATATAACAGGACTTTGCCCCAATGTGATTGTTTGTGCCACTGAACCAGTTCCAACCGAATCAGCTTGAATTGTACGGCCTTCTAGGCCAACAATACTTGCATTCACTATATTGCCAGCAGGAATAATAATGTTGTCGTCCAGAATCGGATTGTTTTCAGAATCTGCTGGAAACAATTCTATCATTATCGATGTGCCACCAGCATCAACTTGAATGTCAAACGGTGTTGGAATAATTAAATCAACAAGCACCGGATTGTTCAAACTTGCAGTCCACAAAGATCTGGCAGCAATTGGTGGTTGAGGATTAAATCCAACCAATCTTGCCAATCTGAATGCATTTTCTATTTCAGTGACTGTGTCAATAAAAACTTCATTAGCTATTTGATCCATTTTAAAAGATAAAGTATCAGCCAAAAAAGCCCAGTTTTCAATAAGCATGATCGCTAAACTAGATTCTACAAAGTCTGAAAAGTCATTTTCAAAACGCTGTCTTATAAACTCAATCATTCTTGTTTTCATTGACCAAAAATCTTGATTTGTATAATTCAAATTGAAAATACTTGGCGTAGTTATAATTTGCGATTGCGTATATGGCGTGATGTCAAATGGACAATGATTATTTATTGCCATATTTTCTCCTTTTTAACTCATTGGAACTTGCAAAACAAGTTGCTCAACCTGTTTAATATTATCTGGATCAACAAAAGAAATTCTTATAAATAAAACATGTTCTTTCTGCGACCTATCGTCCGAAGAATTTAAACTATCATTATCTATCATAGAACTAACTTCAATATTTTGAACAGCAATTCTTGGCTCCCACCTTTGTATAGAGTCAGCTATCATGGATTGAGCTTGTTGCTGCAAAACTATATCATTTTGTTCAAATATTAATTTTTTCAATGGTGTGCCGAATTCTGGCAACATAACACGTTCACCGGGATTTGTCAGCAATAAACACAACAAATCAGATTTAATTTGATTGATTCCATGCTGAGAATACCAATATCCTTTTGGTGTTTTTCTGGTTGGATATGGTAAGCCTAAAAATGATCTCATTATTCCCCATTACACTTTTTGATAAAAGGATGCATCATAAATATACTCGCCAAAGGAGCGTCTTGAGAACAACTGCCAATAATTCGATCACTGATTTTAATACAACCTCCTTGATAAACCAAAACAGGCGCAGGACAAGGGCCTTTTTGACCGCTGTCTGGTATCGGGCAATCTTGACCAGCAAGCAACAAAATAACCCTTTTGTTTAAAAATAAATGTAAAGCATCAGAAACATTCACATATTCTGCTTTTGAGTAAACTAAGTTTACATTAGTTACATATTCAATTAAGTTTGATGGATTGTCTTCTTCACCAACAACAGTGTAATGATTATCTGTTGTGTAACAAACATAATTGCCACCAACACGCAAAAAAACTAAACCCGGTCCACTTCTTGCTTCTTGATACCTGTGAATATGCGGACCTTTGGGTTTATTGTCTTTTTGTGGCGCAAAAATCTGAATGCTTTGTTGTTGTGTTTCCTCTTGACTTGCATCATCATTAAAACTCATTTCAAGACCATAGCCAGTTCGTATTCTAACGAAAGCCTTTTTAGCCTTTGCTTGTGGCGCTCCACCTTCAACACGACATGGTCCACATTGCTCATTTCCTTCATCTGACATTTGAATCACATGATTGCTTGTGCTTTGAAGCAAAATTCCTCGATTTTTACCTGCAATATTTGGAGGACAACCAACACAATTTGGCTGTGATTCGGTGTGATCATTCAATTCAATTTTGTTGCCAGTGGCACTCTTTATTCTTACATAATTTTCTTTGCCACGAAGACCACCTTCAGGCGTTGATTTGTCTGTTTCAACATCACTCATTTCAATCGAATGGCCAGTCGCAGACTTCCAATAAGTTCTTCCCAAATACTTATTGTTGCAACCAAAGTCAAATTCACGATCCCAAGTTGGTTCTCCACTAGGCTCTTCCACACTATCATCCATAACAAATGCATGCCCAGAAATAGATTGTATCTGTATTCCACTTTGTGGCAAATCGCAACTTGTGTTTTGAGGAGTTAACGATCCACGATAAGGTCGGCACTCTTGCCTGTGTTTAAAATAAGGATTTGCACCTACTTGTGATTTAAAATATTTTGTTTTTGGAGATGGCGTTCTTGGATGACCGCCAATAATTTTTCTGTTGCTGACTTTTTCTTCACAACTTATTTCTTCTAATTTTTTCCCTTCAATAGGAGTTAAATTTAAACTTGGATCTGCATTATATTGAGCATCAGTTTGGGCTTCGTAATCTGGATTAGATGCCAAAGAACCAAATCCTTTTGCATAACGATCAATTTGATTTTGATTGTAAGCATCTTCAACACAACTAGTTTCCCCATCAACTATAACATTTCCGCCACATAAAGGATGCGCCCATTGACCTGCATAATGCAAATGGTCATCCTTAAGCATGATGTAATTGCCACAACTAGACATTATTTCAAAACGCTTCCACTTGCGATTACATTTAGGGTCGCCATCGACCATTTTTATCATGTGCTTTTCTGGAGTTTTAAATCCATAAATATTAGGATATGTAATTAATCTCTGAGCTTCTGGATTAGCCGCAAAGTCAATCACTGACGATAAATCATAACCATTATAATTTTCAGTGTTCCACGGTGGAAAATTCTGAGAGCCATCATTGGCACCAACTAAATATCCTTTTCTTTTGCCTTCATATATTTTGTAATACTCAGGAACATTAAAGCCAAAATTATGTTCACCATCAGGGCCACGACTTCTGTTCCAAGTTGTGCCAACATAATAAGGCGATTGCCTGCTGCCGTTTTCAAATAAAACACAAAGTATAGAACCAGCTGGAGGAACCCATGTCACACCAGAATCGTCAAATCCCCCTAAACAACTTATTGGCTGAGCAAAAGGTAATTGGTCAACTCTCATGTTTTGATCATGAAACAAAGGAGAGAAAAATCTAACTCTATTTTGCTTCCAAATATCAATTGTGTCTACACAAAGAGCAGTGTATAAACCAAATTGCATTTGTGCTTGCTCAACAACATTTGAATTCTCAACTAGCTCTGCACGAACAATTTCACGCATGTCATAATTCATGCCGCCAATTCTACTTTCTATGCTTGCTATTCTTCTTGACAAAGCAACTAATTCTTTATGATGCACTAAACTCATTATTTTTTTACCTTTATTTCGTGGATTGACCCTGACCCTGACCACTAAAGTTCTGATCAATACTTCCGCAACCATCACCACCAACAGCTTCGTTGTAATCAATGTCTATGTTTGGTTGAGGTAACATCAATTTAAAACTAGTTGTATAAGAACCATTTTGTATGTCGTGAGAAACACCAGTTATTTTATATTTTTTATTACTTAAAAGACTGCTGCATGTTGATGTTTGCAACCATGTTGATGTTGCACTGTTTCCATAAAAAAAGGGATTTATAAAAACTATTGATAAATTCCCTCTTGATACTAAGTACAAAGGATCACTGTAAAAAGGATCGCCAATTATTTTCAAATCGCATTCCCATCCGGGTTTTCCTCCAGTTCCAGCTGATTGTGCCGCCTGCATATGCGCAGCATTTCCTTGGGCAGATTTTACGCCATGCTCTTCTGGACTTCTAAATGTCCACTCATGTTGCATTGTAGAAGGACTGGTTTGAGAACCTACCTTTTGCACATCAGCAGGTGATTTTACATAAACAGGAGTGCCTCCAGAAGATCCGCCAGCAGTACCACCACCACCCGGAATAAATCCTTTGGGCCAATTTATTGTTGGATTAAAACTTAAAACAGGTGAACAGTTTCCTCCATTTATCACATAAGTAGCAAGATGTCCAACACAACATCCTTTTTGAGCATCAGTAGGGTCTTCTTTAATCACTAAACTATTATCACTAGTATTATATAAAAATAATAAACCACGTCCTTCTTTTGATGTGACAGAAGAAAGCCACATTCTGACCGTAGACAACGCACTTTGTCTGTCCATTGGCCAAATTGCTCTTGGACCGTTTTTTCCACCATCAGATGCAGCAAATTCTAAACTATCAGGTGCCTGACTGTCGTGCTTTTGAAATGATACTTTGCTAACCCTAACAGTTGGACTATTCATTAATTCTCTTATTGCTGTTTTCAAATTCATTGGAGAATCAGAAGATCCTTTCGATCCAGATTGCACAATAGATGCATCTTCAGACAAAGGAGTTCCTAATTCTAGTTTAATTTTTACATTTCCTCCTTCAAAACTAGTATCAACTCCTGTGAATATCCCACGAAATTTTTTCCCAGCAATTCTACTGGCCGACATAACATTTACAGAACTATTTAAGCTATCTCTAACTATCCAGCCAAAGTCAAACTGAATATTTGCAAGTTCTTCGTCTTTTTTTGAAGTGGATTTGTTTAATGCTCTGATTATACTTCTATACATTGCGCCGCCACTGTCAAGTATTTCAAATTTCGCTCCCAAACCTTGAGAGCCACCTTGGAAACCATAATTAAATGATGTTATTGTGGCTAAATTCACCTTTGGAGAGGATTGGTTGCCAACTGTTAGTATTTGTCTTTTGTTGTCTCCCGGTCCAGCAGGAAAAGAAAGTTCAACAAAAGGAGAATAAACAAATCCTGCCATTTGATCTTTTGGTGTTGAACATGTATATGTTTCAATACATTCTTTTGATGCTTTACAAGCCATATTTACCTCAAAATAGAATCTGGTAATCTAATATTCAATCCAGCTTTGAATTTAAAAATATCTATTATATTGTTTGCTTCCATAATCTTCCACCAGAAATCAGGTGTTCCATAAATACTTTTTGAAACCAAATCTGGTCTGTATTCAGTTCCGGGAGTAACAACATAATATCTATCTCTTTCAGTCATCGGAATGTTGACTTTTTTATAAGTTGCAAATGTCAAAATTTTATTCTCTGTGTAATAAACAACCGGCGTTTCAGCATATCTGCTTGAAATCGGCACAAATCTCAATGGTGTTGCATCAGATGCCTCAAATAAATTTGCCATAATTATTCCTTTAAGGTATAACGCCTGTAAATATTTGATTTGCTCCGGGCAATTTAACTT